CCAAGTCCGAGGGGAAGTTAGTTGTTACAGTAAGCTGTCCGCTGCTGGAACCTAAAGACGGCATAAACACACTCGTCCCCAGCGTCGGGGTACGCATCGGGCCGCGACGGATGGCGACGTAGATGTAGGTTTGCGATGCTTGCAAATCACCTTGGGCGACAAATCCAGTTGCTGTTGGATTGGCGGTATCACTAAAAAATTCTTGGCTGCTGAGGTTTGGGAACAGTCGCGCATCACTTGATGCCCCAGCATTTGCAAACCCCCGCATATTGTCAACAATGCGCCAGTTGTCATTTGTATCTGATGCCTTAAATAAAACCCACTGCGGCTCCCAGCCCAGTGTCACCGTGGCACCGCCGCTCCCGCCATTCGCAAACGACCCACACTGAATGATCCCGTCAGCAGAAGGATCGTGAGCAAAAAGATAAGCGACATAGGTGACGCCAGATGCGTTGACGTTAGATACTCCTGCGCCACCTGCTCCGATATTAAAAGTTGTGCTGCTTGAGGAGGCGCAAAGCGCATAGCCGTTGTAGCCAAGATTTCCTTCCCCAAGAAAAACAGTTGAGGCTTCCGCACTATTTAGAAATGATGTTCCATATCCAACATACGGCGCAGGCCCTAACATTCTGTGGTTAAAGACCCAATCTCCGCTTTGGCTGACCGATTTTACAATTATTGCACCGGGCTGAATGCCAAGATTATGGGGAATGTTTCTATCACCAGCACCATTCCCCGTATACGTCACCACATCAAAGAACTTAGGCGCTTCGCGGAATGTCCATGAGGCGTAGGTGACGCCAGACTGGTTTGTTCCACTCGCGCCACCGTTTAATGAAAACCCGTTTCCGTTAAAAGAAGACAAAGTCGAAGTCGCAGAGATTTGACCGTTAGTAGCGTTCGTCATTAGGCGAATGTTTGCGCCTCTATTTGTGTCGAACAAATAATGGTCAAACGCCGTAGAGCGAGTTTTAACCCAAACCAACCCGCCCTTACCTTTTGTGGCATCTGGAAACGGGCCGCCAAGAGTTGACGTTGGGATTGTCCCAACTTGCGTGAGGGTAAACGCATTTGTCGAATTATCTGCGGTAAGGTTGGGAGCCTGACAGGTAAGTAGCGACGTGCCAGACACAGCAGTGAGTGGCGTTGTGCTAGGCGTAAAGTTAGAGGTGTAAAGCGCTGTTCCCTTTACAATCCGAGCGTTTGAGATGCGGCCTATGAACTGTTGACCGGCCATATCGCCAGCGCCAGAACCAACAAACCCAAAAGTTGTTGTTTTGTCAGCGCTGTCAGTGCCAGTAGCAACTTGCACCCCGTTAAGAAAAATTCTAACGGTAGAACCAGATCGGCTACACGCAATGTGATACCAGTTGTCTACTGTGACTGTTCCACCTGAAATTGAGACGCCCGCATAGTAAAGAACAACGCCTGCGGATATACCAAAAAACGCTTGATTACTACCGCCACCGCCATCAACGCGCGTTGAGACGGCACCGGTTATCCCACTCACGGAGGTGGGGTAAATCCACGCTTCCATCGTAAAGTTACCAGTGCCGAAGGCAAAAGCAGAAGAACTTGGTGATTTTAAGTAGTTTGTACCATTAAGAGTAATATATCCACCTGACGATAATCCAGAGCCAAGCTCGATACCATTATCAATGGTCTGTGTGCTGCCGTTGCCCGTGTAAAGGTGGACGGAAAACAAATCCTCCACAAACATCCGGTCATCAGCCTGCTGCGGGAAAAGCCGTTCCAACATTATTTGCTGTCCCGGCTAATCAGCACGCCGCGCCAGTTAGAGCCGCCGTCGTCGGTCATAAAGCCCAGCAGATCAACGCCGCTGCTAGTCAGCGTCGGAGCCGTGCCACCAGCCCAGCGGGTGTTGGTGAACCACGTCTGCGTTCCGGTGCCGCCGTTCGTCAGTTCAAGGATAAAGCTGTAGGCGCGGCTGGCCGGGATATTGCTGAATGACCAGGATGCAGCGCCGCTTACCGTTCGGGTGAAGTAGTTGCCCGTTGCGCAGTCAATCGCTGTGCCAGCAAGTGCTACTACGTTGGATCGGAAAGAGCCGTTTACAAAAGGCAAGCCGGTTAGCTCAGGTGATGCAGACAGCACCACGTTGCCCGTGCCTGTGCTGGTTGTCACGCCCGTGCCGCCGTTGGCCACTGGCAATGTGCCGGTAACCGTTGCCGTTGAAAGATCAACAGACAGCGTGCCGCCTAGCGTGAGGTTGCCCGATCCGGTGACGGTGCCGGTTAGCGTCAAACCGTTGACCGTGCCGGTGCCACCAACGCTAGTAACGGTGCCGGTAAAAGCATCGTTAGAGGTGATCGTGAAGCTGGGATAGGTGCCGCTGATGCTAGTCGTGCCAGCGCCTGTCAGCGATACCGTTTGATCCGGTGCCGTGTTGGCGATCGTGATCGCGCCAGCAGCATTGGTGACGCTAATGCTGGTGCCAGCGGTTAGCGTGTTATTTTCCCACCGGGCTTGCGCAGCGTCATAAATCAACACTTGCCCGCTAGCCAAGCCGGTGATCTGCACATCGTGCAATTCGCTTAAGCTTTCGCCAGTCTTGGCGCGCACAAACACGCTGCCACTGCTGGCGTTAACTGTTGTGACAACCGCAACGGGTGAATGCCAAGCCGGCGCAACTGGCTGCACCTTAGTCAGTTCACCAGGATATGCTGCATCAAAATACAGGAAGTCGCCAACGGCCCACGTTTCCGGCACAGTTTTGTTTGCGCCGGTTGTGTCAAACCCACGCACCGTGCCAAACTCAACAACGTAACCAAAGTCACCACTGGCCACCGTTTGCGCGGCAATGCCCATAATATATTCATGGCTAACCGTGCCGTTAGAAACAGCGTTGGTATATTCCAGCTTGCTTGATCCGCCAACAACGCCAGCAAACATGACGCCACGGCCCTTGGCCAAGCTGCCGCCGCTGTCATTCTTGGCGTGAAAAATAACATCTTGGCCGACGTGCAACGGAAACGCGCCGGTCAAACCCGCGTGAAACGTCTCAGTATCAGCATCCCAAGCAATGCGCCCTGTCGTCACCGCTGCCGCTGCGGCAATATCAAACGTCACAAAGTCCGCCGTGGCAATGCCGCCCGTTAGGCCGGTCATTGACGTAATGTCGGCATTTGCCCCCGATGCCGCCGCGCTCAGATTGGCGCGCGCCCCAGCGGCATCCGTGGCCCCCGTGCCGCCGTCTGCCACTCCCAGCGTGCCGATCAAATCGGCGCTGCTCAAATCAATCACATCACGCGGATTGATAGCAAAAACCCGCTTTGCGCCTGCGGCAAAATCAATGCGGCTTCCGGTGCTGCTGTCCCGCAGCGTGCCACGGGACAGCGTATCCGGTGCCGTAAACGTGGTGTCGCAAATCTCAAAAGCCCCGGTTGGCCGGCCCGCACTGTCAATTGCCTCAATGACGATTGTTGCAGTGTCAGCGTTTGCCAACTCAGCCGTAAATGCCAGATAACCAGCCACCGCGCCGGCTACGGTGATGTTCCCCGTGCCGGTCGTGGTGGAAGTTTCAGCTACACGGTAGGGCCGAAGATATGCCATTTTTTACACCAGTGCAGTTGCTGTGACCGTAAAGTTGGCAACAGTGATCGACGAACCACTGTTCGCCGTCTGCGCCGTGCCTGTGGTAACATACAGCAATGAGGAGCTAGTTGCTAGGGCAACGTGATCAACGGTGCCAGTGCTGTTGGCCACCACGTTTTTGCCGGTCACAGTCAGCACGCGGTTGCCGGTGCTGGTGGTCTTGGCATAATCACCGCCAGCCATGACAATGGCAGACGCATGACGAGCCTTGGCAATGGCATCAGCACGATCGGTCGGCTGACCGTTGCAGATATACATTTCCGTAGCTGTAGCGATAACATCAAGCGGCGCATCCTGCACAGCTTGGCTTGCGAATTTAGCCATATTTCAATTCCTTTTCCACCGGATCGGCTGGGCCGTCCAACTCTAGCACCTGGGACAAATCACCTTTCCAAGCCCAACCGCCCCAGTGGTTAAGCTTAAGATTTGCGGCCATCCAAATACTGCCGCCTAATGCGCGCCAGCGTTCGCAAAAATTATAATCTTCGCTGAACTCTTGCCGGCCATACTTTGTATCACGAATTTCGAATTGAAAGAACGCATAGTTATCTTGAAACTGCCCGTCCTTGTTGTGAGCCAGATAATGAATTTCCGGCATGGCATCACGCATTTGCTCAAACACGCGGCGGCGCAACAGCATAAAGCCGGTGCCTCCCCGCAAAACCTCTAGTGCGCCGGTCGTTTCACAAACAGCCACTTTTTCGTTGTCATGTGGGACAAACTCAAAGTTATATTCATGCCGCTCATTCTTTTTGCGATATGGCCCAACGGCCACATCCTTGTGCAAATTAAGCAGCGCAATAATGTCCTTAACATCAAACTCAATGTCAGCATCAACAAACATCAAATGCGTGTAATCGTCGTTTTCCAAAAGCGCCTTAGCAGCCTGATTGCGCCCGCGATGCACTGCGCTATCTTTAAACAGTGCGGCTCCAAACGGGATATCCAACGCCGCAAGATTGGCCAAAGCCATTGCGTAGGATTGCGTAAACGCTGGCGTCACAGTGTCATGAACGTGACAAGCTACTAGCAACTTAATAGGAGTTTCAGACACGCATTCTCCTTTCGTTAAAAAAGTGGGGCAGACCACTTCCAAGCCTGCCCCACCAATTCCGCATTAGGTGCGGGTGCCGATCAGCTTGATCGCTTCGCTGTCGATCACCGTGCCGCCAACGCGCTTCAGAGCATAGAACTGCACGAAGGGCTTGTTGGTATACGGATCACGCAGCAGCGTGGTGTTGACACGATCAACGATCGTGTAACCGCGCTGGAAGTTGCCGAACGCCACCGGAAGGGTGTTGGTAGCCACATCCGGCATGTCAGGCATTTCGACCACAGCATAGCCAAGGATGGTGGCCGGCTGGCTATCCATCATGCCCGGACGCCAGATATAAGCGCCGTCATTATCCTTGAACTTGCGCACGGCAGCTTGGGTCAGGCTGTTCATGCCCCAAACCGCGCCCGCGCGCAGTTCAGACTTCATGGCCATGATCGTGTCAATGAACGTGTCAGCCGGATTGGCCGTGCTGGTGGTGGCAATGAAGCCGCCAGCAACGCCGGTTTTGATCATCTGAAGTTCACCGAACAGGCGGGTTGCATCACCGCTGGTCGCAACCGTAGCGGACAGGAAGCCGCGCGGCTGGTTGGTGCCGTTGCCGCTGATGAAAGCAGAGCCTTCAGCCTTGGCAAATTCAGCAGCAATTTCAGAAGCAATCCACGCTTCGACGTTGAAGAAAGCATCGTCAAGCATACGCTGGGTTGCGGCGATGTTGGCGTAGATTTCACCAACCGGCGGCGCAATTTCGCGCAGTTCCGGTGCAGTCGTCGTCGGACGCGAAGCGGTTTCACCCACCCAGCCCGAAGCGGTGCCACGGACGTTGACCAGCTTCTTGTAGTCAGGCGTCGAAACAGTCACGATGTTCGCCACCGAACGGAAAGGGCTGATTTGCTTGATCAGATCAAGAATCGCACGATCCAGTTCTTCCGGGACGGCCACGCCGCCTTCGTTGGCAGTGACAGTGTTCAGGGTTGCGCCCTTACGCTGCACTTCTTCCTCGTAACGCTCACCCTTGCGCGTCCAGTTAAGGAAGGCGGTCTTGTATTCCGACTGCGCTTCAGCAGCGGCGTCAACCACCTTGCCCGCCAGCAGTTCGCGCTTGGCCGACTTCACTTCTTCCTGCATGTCCGAAATGGCCGCGTTGATGCGGTCAACTTCTTCCTTGCGAACAACATCAGCGGTTGCGCCCTTGATTTCGGCGGCAATTACGGAGTCGTTCTTGCTCTTGAATTCTTCAAAGGCACGAGCGATGCCTTCAAGCTTTTCATTAATATCAGCCATTTGAGTTTCCTTTCAGCATGGCAATGAGACGATCGGCAGCCTGGGCTGCCTGCTTCGCCGCTTCCGCCTCAGCATCCCGCCGATTGGATTTGGCTTCATAACGACTCGCAATGCGAGCCGACTCAGACTTAGAATATCCGGCATCCCGCAAGACATGCTCCAAGTCACGAATGGTATTAATATCATCAGCAGATTTGACTGACAACACGCGCGCCTTGTCATTGGCCGGAAAGCCAACAACAGACACTTCCAACAGATCAACGCTTTTTAGCGTGCGGCGCGGCTCATCTGGTCGGCTGCGCAACGCATATTCCACCGGACGGAAGCCGATCGAAAGCCCCGTGATTGCGCCAGCCTTAAGCGCCTTGTAAGTGTCCATGCCTTGCGTGGTGTCCAGCAAGAAACCTTTGACGCGCAAGCCAGTGCTATCTTCGCTCATTTCCGTCCACTTGCCCACCGGCAACGCTTCCGGGTTGTGCGCCAGCAACATGGCCGGCATTTGCTTCAGGCCGGCACGCATATCAGCCAGCGACTTTGCAAACGCGCCTGGCGCGATAACATCGCCGTAGCTGTCAATGTTGCCAAACACTGCGCCATAGCCGACAATCTCGCGCGTGGCCTCATTGCCCGCCTCAAACTTAAATTCCGCGTGCAGTGCTGCATTGCGGCGCTCTTCAATAAGCTCCCCAATGATCTGGCCCTTGCCTTGCAAGGCTTCCTCGGCAGCATCCCAGCTTTCAGCTTCAATTTGGGTTAGGTCTGAATTGTCTTGCACAAGATAAATGGTCATTGGTTTCCACTCCCGCCAGTGTCACGCGGGCCAAACAAATTGGCCGCTGGCGTAAACTCATTAAGAACCGCGTCAGGCAAACGCGGCAAATCCATCGCTTCGCGCATGTCGTTTCCAGTAATCGCGCCGTTTTGCCTAAGCACAGCAAGCATTTGCGCACGCTCTAGTGCGGTGCCGCGTGTCAAGCCATGCTCAACCAATTCAATTTCATATTCTTCACGCTCTTGATCATTAAGCAAAGCGCATTCTGCTGACTGTTCAAACCGCTCAAATTGCGGGCCAAGCGTATGCGTGCGATGCGCCAGAAACATCTGTTCCACGCTGCCATAGCTAGCAGTGCCATCCTGATGCCCGACCATGATCGGCATAACGCGGAAAAACCGGCAAATCTCAGGAATCAAAAACTTGCGGGTTTCAATATATTGCGCCTCATCAGCTTTGATTTCATGCGGCTTAAACGCAACACCACCAGCCAACAATGCCGTTTGCAGGCGGTTGCCAGCGCCTTGATGCACGCCGTTCCAAGTCTTGCGGATTGCGTCTAGCGTTTCAGGTGACGGGGTGCCTTCCACTTCAAGGTGGCCAGACAACCGCACGCCATTAGCAAACATTTCGCTGCCAAAGCTTTCAGTTGCCATCGCCAAGCCGATCGCATCCCGCGACAGCCGCAAAACATCCATACCGCCATAACCGTTCCACGACGGCCCACGAATGTGCCACATCATGGCTTCTGGAATTTCAACTTCTTCAGTCTTTTCACCGCGCACCCAGTAGCGCATTGACCGATCGCGCAATTGTTCAAAGCGAACAAAGCCCGGCTCAAACGGCAGCAGTTCATTGATCCGCCCACGCGCATCGCGCATCACAACGATGAACGCATTGCCGGTTAGCAGCCAATGACTGGTGATCTGTTCCCGAAACTCAAACGCGGTTTGGTGCGCATTGGGCTTGCGATACAACAAAGGCCACAGCGGATGGTTGCGCGCCTCTTCGCGGCCACCGTCTGGCGTCACGCGATAAATCTTGCACGGCACTTGCGCCAGGCCATCGGCAATAACGCGAATGCACGCAAACACGGTAGAAACGCCAAGCGCCGTGCGCAGCGTTACATCAACGCCAGCCTTTGATCGGCCCGCCGTGATGCCCATAAGATAATTATAATATTCTGGCGAACCGACAACCGGCAAAGAGCCAACGCCAGATTTGGCTTCCAGTTCAGCAGCCGGCAATGTCTCAGGCCAGACAAACTCACGAAGATAAGAAAGCGCACCCATTACAGCACATACACCATTGGAGCAGCGGTTTCAGCTTCAGTGTTCCGCATTGCCGCAACCCCCATCGCCATCGCCAAAGCTACCATGCCATCAATGCGGCCAGTGCTGCGCGATTTGTCCAGCTTCCTATTGCCAGCCGGGTCGCGGATCGCCACCGCATTGCCGGCGCACATACTCAATACAGGATTTGCCCCGTGATTAATAGCCTCTTGCAACAACGCCTCTTCAAGCGCCGCAACAGCGGGCGACATGCTAGCATATCCCTGACCATATTCTTGCATCGGCAAAGATAAACCCAACCTGTCAAGTTCCAATAATAGCCCAGGCATACGCCATCGGTCAAATGCAATTGCTTTGATTGGCAAGCCCGTTGTTGACTCAGCTATTTTTGACGCCACCCAATCAAGCGCCACCACCTTGCCAGGCGTGCCAATGATATGGCCCTGCTTTTGCCAAATGTCATACGGCACGCGATCCGCCTTTGCCCGATCGGCAATAAGACCTTCAGCCATAAAGAAATAAGAGCGAACATTATAACGATTGTTATAACGCGCAACTAACACAAACGCGGTCAAGTCGGTGGTCTGCGACAGATCAAGCCCGCCGTAAACTTCGCCAAAACGAAACGCCTCATCATCTGGCTGTTCGCCGTTGGCCTGCCACACCGCGCGTGACACAAACGGGCTGAACGGATTGACGCGCTGGTTAAGGTGCAGCCAGCGAAATGTGTTTTCAGCTTCCGGCAACCGCGCCGCCTTAGCTGCGCCGTCAATCAGTTCCTGCCGTGACTTGAACAAGTCAAGCGCCGGATTGGCCGCCTGCCAAGCCGCCGTGTCATCAAGCTCACAATCTTCCGGTGCGCGATACACATGGCAAACCGTTGCCGGGTCTTTCGCCGTGTCAGCGTCATCAATAAGCCGGTTAAACAGATCACCGTCCGTGCGGGCTTGTGTGCTAATCCAAATCTCTAGCGGCTTTTCATAAGCGCCTTGGCTTGTCGTGATTGCTTCAAAGAACGCATTGTAAGGCCCGTCAACTTGCCCGGCCTCATCAAGAATAGCCACCAATGGGCTACCGCCGTGCGCAGTTTTACCTTCCGCCGCCAGCGCCCGATATTCAGTGTTCATTAGCAAGCCAATAAGTTTCTTGCTAGACGGCACAGCCCGCACCAGCCCATTCAGCGTTGGTGACATTAACGCCATCTTGCTGGCGTAGTTGTAGACTTCACCGGCTTGCTCACGACTTAACGCGCCAGAAACCAGCCTGCTGTTTTGGACAGATTCCGGCCCTACCAAAAACACCAGCAACAGAATTGCGATCGTTGCTGTTTTAGAGTTTTTGCGCGCAATTGACAGCACCGCCCGCCGCGTGTGAACGGCATTGTCTAGCACCGCATAAAAAAACTCTTCCTGAAATCGCGCAAGCCGAATGCGCTGCCCAACTAGCTTGCCTTCCGGCACAACTAAGTGGCGCTCCGCAAATCCCATTGCCTTTTCGGCACGGGTCATCTGGCCTTGTTCCAGCTTGCGCCAATCACGCACCACCGGCAGCGGGCCGGAAAGGATGGCCGGATTAGTTGACTGTCGGTCGCGCGATAAAATCATCAAGCCCCGCTGTCACCTCAGCTTCAACAGCTTTGGTTTGCGCCCGCCTCTTGCCAACGTCACGCGCCTCCCCATCTTTCGCGCGCGCGTGAACGCCAAGCGATCGACGATAGGCTAGCACATTCGTCATCTGCATACGCAAGGCAGCCAAGCGCGGATTAGGCACAGGTTGCCCGCGCTCAGTTACAACCACTTCACCTTCCGATCGCAGCAGCCGCTGGTTGCGTTCAACGTCTGACATTGTGCGGGCCAGCATCGCCGCCAGTTCAAGCTGGTGCGCCGTCCACTCGCTGCGCGCAAACTCGCCCAACACGCTATTCCAAAATGGCATGTCGTCAATTTCAAGCGGCAAGTGCGCTGGCGGCGCAATCGTTTTTACCGACTCAGCGGCAATCACCTGATGCGCCTTGATGCTGTCAACTCGTTGCCTACGCGGCATCTGCAAACCTTCCGGTTTTTTGTATTAGCGGTAAAAAAGAGGCCCCCAACCGGCCCTGCGGCCTTGGCCCTCCAATGAATTTGCCCGCCCCCGTCAAATTGGCCACCCGTCAAGCCCGATCGCAGGCTTTGCTTTGTGTCCCATCTGCGCCCGCGTCACATCCTGGTGACACGGCACACACAATGGCCGGCAATTCATCGGATCAAGCAATGCACCACCTCTAGACGTTGGCACAATATGATCCACATCCCTTGCCGCAGTAACGCGCCCAACCTCTAGGCATATGCGACAAAGCGGTTCTTCCTGCAATATGCGAAGCCTCAACTTGTCCCATGCCCAAGGTCGCTTGCGTGGCATGATCGCACCTTAAGTGATCTGCGGTGATGTAGCAACCACCTCACGCATCAGCCGTTCGATATACCACTTCGCCTTGCCCAAGTCTGTAGCGCCACCCTTCTCCCGCCAGCGCCAAAGATATTTGATCGCGTTGGCTGTGCAGATGGCCTCAATGCCGTAAAGGTTCGCCGTAGCAGCCGCCAGAGCGTCTATGCATTCAACATCGCCTTGGCGGTAGTGGTTTGGATTTATGTGATCTATCATTGCTCACCTCATTTAATGCCGCACCGCTATCACCCTATCACCCTGCACCTTAAGGTGCAGAGGGTGAGGGAGGGTGAGGTTAGCGGCTTTTTGCCCCCTTTTTCACCCTAACCCTCACCCTCACCCTAGGGTGACTTAGGGTGACCATTTTTAGCCATTATCATCGCGCCACGGTGCGTTGGATCGGTGAAAATCCAGCCGTGTTCCGTTGTCTCAATCATGTCTGATATGATCAACGTTCCGATGATTTTGTCCGTATAAGACGGATTTAGCATGTTATCGACAGTGCGTTTTGCGTTGCCATCTTTTTCTAGCGCCGCGCGCAAAAATGAACGGGACAGGTAAGGCATCCCGTCACGTTCCTCTGCGCCGCTCTCCCACCAAGCTTTTTCCCAGCGTTTGCGAAATTGCGCCAGCTTACTGTCAGCCTTTGGCGTTTGTTCCGGCGCTTCGGCTGGCATGACCACAACGCTTTTTACCGGCTCACCATCCTCATCCATCCAGCCTGGAATGACCACTTCGACAAGATCAGCGTGCAGGAAATGATCGGGTTGCCCGTCCTTCATTTTCTTGTTTACGATCTTAAGCGGCTTGCCTGCTTGCACGCTATATTCCACGTCAAGCGCGCCCTTCCATGCGGACGATCCGCGCGCCCGGTGCTGGGCTTCATCACTCACTCCAGTGTGGTGAACGAGAATGACAGTGCAGCCAAATTCTTCCTTTAGGCCGTCTGCGGCTTGGATCATGGTTCGCACGTCTTGTGCGCTGTTTTCGTCGCCGTTCATAAAGCGGTGGACGGTATCGACCACAATCAGTGATGGCGCTTCGCCAACACCGCGCACGGCTTCCAGAACGCGGCTGTAGCCCTCTGGCGTGTTTAGATCACAGCCGGTCTTGCTAACCCACAGATTGATATCTTCCGGTCGGTAATGCGCTGCCCATGCTGCTAATCGGCGCTTGATGCCGTAATGGCCTTCGCCGGCTAGATATATCACCGCGCCATGTCGTTTCACTTTGTTGCCGTGCCATTCCGGCAGGCTTGACGCGATGTGCAAACACCAATCTAGCACCACAAACGATTTGCCGGCACCGCTTGGCCCATGAACCATTGCCAGTGCGTGTTGTTCAAGCCAGCCTTTGATGATCCATTTTGGCGGCGCTTGATCAGCCATTAGCGCATTGGCCTTTAACAGCCAGCCATCTTGTGTGGGCGGCAGCAATATGGCCTTTAGATCATTCCCAGCCGCCCGGTAATCGTTGGCATCCATGCCTTCAATCGGCACCCGCACAACCCTAACGCCATACTTAGCGGCGGCTTGATCGGCATATTTAAATCCAATCCCGCCTTTGTCATGATCTGCAACGACCACGATGTCGGCCAAGCTGCCGCGCTTTTCCCGCAACGCCTTTGCTACGGCTGGCAGATTGCTGGCGCTGTAAGCAATCGCGCAAGCCTGCCCGGTTTCCTCTGTGATCGTGGCTGCGGTGGCAAAGCCTTCGGCAATATATATCGTGCCGCCGTTGTCATCACCGACGATCCATTGCGCCTCAGTGGCCCGCCCGCTGGCGTGATAAAGTTTGCCGCCGTCGCCGTCGATGTATTGGAGACTAACCAAATGCCCGGCTGGATCATACATAGGCAGGGCCAAACGCCCGTCACCTGTCACCCGCGCACCGTTGGGGCTGACACCCTTTCGCACCAGATACGGATGCCAATCAGGCGCACCAGCAAGGCTGGCCCAGATGGTCTCCGCCACGTCTGCAACGGCCTCCTGAATTTTGGCCTTGGCAGCATCACGCGCCTTGACGGCTTCGGCCAGCCGTTTGGCCTCTGCCATGCGCTCTGGGATCGTCAATTCGCGGCCAATGTCTGCGCGGAATGCGTTATCTATGGCCGCCCGCCAGCACCCAAACCGCCCAGCCGGAACGCCATCAGGGAAAACGCAATACCAGCCCGATGTGTCATGGCCCGGCTTGCCTTTGGTGTAGCTGTCAAAGCGGTGCAGTTTGCCATCAAGTTTAATGTTAGCCGGTGGCCTGATGCCCGCCTGTTCCATCGCGGCGGCAAGCTGGGCTTCTGGGGGGTCAAACTGCGGTTGGGCTGGTGGCGTCCACGGGCCATCTAGGATTTTGGTTAGGTCGCTCACGCTGCCACACCACCCATCAAATAATCTGACAGCGCCTTCATCACGTCATATGTCGGATTGGCTTTGCCAGTCTTGATCCGGGCAATCGTTGACCGATGCAAGCCTGTTGCCTCTGCAACAATGTCCATGCGCCTATCCCGAAGCGCAACCGCAATCTCGTCTAGGGTTAACATCAATCCACCTTTTCGCTGTTATGTGCTTTTTATGCTTTACAACCGCTTTCATGCCCTGTAAAGCCCTCAATCACACCGCGACCGGATTAGCCGACTGCGGTGTTGGAGAAAGACAATGGCTATCAACTTAAAGAGGACAGGCGGCCTATCCGCCAATGGTGTTAAGCTGTGCGTATATGGCCAGGCAGGCGCTGGCAAAACCAGCCTGATTTCGACCTTGCCCAATGTCGTGGCAATCAGTGCGGAAGGCGGCTTGCTTTCTATTGCCGGCGCAGACGTGCCTTATATCGAAGTCAAAAGTTTGGCCGATCTGCACGATGCCTATGCGTGGCTTACCGGCAGTGAGGAAGCCAAAGGCTTTCAGTCGGTGGCTATCGACAGCTTGTCAGAAGTTGCCGAAGTGGTGCTGAACGCTGAACTCAAAGCCAACAAAGATGGCCGCGCGGCATACGGTGAACTCAGCACCAAAATGAACGAGCTAATCCGCGCGTTTCGTGATTTGCCGGGCAAGCATGTTTACATGAGCGCCAAGCTGGAAAAATCTCAGGATGAGATGGGGCGCATTCTTTACAATGCCTCCATGCCGGGCAAGAGCCTAACGCAAAGCTTGGCATATTTCTTCGACCTTGTGATGGCCCTGCGTGTTGAACGCGATGCCGATGGCAACGCTCACCGTGCGCTGCTTACCGACAGTGATGGGCTTTGGCAGGCTAAGGATCGTTCCGGCAGGCTGTCTCAGTGGGAAGCGCCAGACCTTGGCGCGATCATTGCTAAGATTGGGAGTGTGTCATGCTAATTGCCCTCGCCATCGCACAAGCGATTTTCGCCATTGGCGCTCTGCCGGTGATCAATGGCAACATACGCGACAGGCACGTCAATGCAGCTTGGGGGAGCATATTTGCCTGCTTGCTGTTTAGCGTGACCGCCTACGTCCTTGCAATGGAGGGTATGCAGTGACCGTGCCAATTTATCAGCAATGGCTAAACGCCAAGGCAGTTGAGGAAGCCGCCATTAAGACGCGCCGTGATCTGGAAGATGCAATGGCGTTTGAGTTGGCTTTGCCGGCCAATCTTGACGGCACCAGCAACTTTGACCGTGATGGCTATGCGGTGAAGGTTGTTGGCCGCATCAATCGCAAGATTGATTCCGACAAGCTGCAAGCCTTGGCGGCAGAGCATGGTTTGGCCGATCACTTGCCCAGCCTTTTCCGGTGGAAGCCGGAAATCAATGCAACGGCATGGAAAGCTGCCGCTGCAACTATCACCCAGCCATTGCTTGACGCTATCACGTCAACGCCTGGCCGCCCTAGCTTCACCATCACACGGAAGGATTGATACAATGGCTCACCTCGGAGAAAGTTTCGCAGCCGATGAACTGCCCAGCGGCAATAGTGGCGAATATGAATTGCTGCCTGAAGGGCTTTATTCGGCCATGATCGCCAAGGCGGAAGTCGGACAGACGAAGTCAGGTACCGGCACGAAAATTGATCTGCGTCTCGACATCACCGGGCCGACACATCAAGGCCGGGTGATCTTTGCGGCGATCAACATCCGCAACCAATCGGCCAAGGCAGAGGAAATTGGCCGCCAGCAACTTGGCGAGATCATGCGCGCCATCGGCCTGCCACGCCTTGAAGATAGCGACCAGCTTGTCGGCGGGCAGTTGCAGATCAAGGTGAAGGTGCGCCAGCCATCACCGGATGATGTAGCGCGCGGCTACAGCCAAGCCCGTAACGATGTGAGTGGCTATCGCGCCTTGGCTGGCGGCGGGCTTCCTGCGCCGGCTGTTGCCAAAGCTGCCGCTGCACCGGCTGCATCTAGCGCCAAACCGCCCTGGGCAAAGTAACAACAAAAAATGGGGCTGGTGATGAGCCAGCCCCAAGTTGTTCACGGGAGGAGACAAACATGGCAAAGCTGCCGGAAACCATTATAGCCGATCAAAGTGCCGTTGCAAGCATGATAGATGCTCACCACGCTGCCAAGCGGGAACGGCCACGCCAGCACCTTGGCGCAAGCCTCTTGGGCCATCACTGTGATCGGTGGCTTTGGCTATCGTTTCGCTGGGCTGTCATTGAGCAATTCGAAGGCCGCATCTTGCGCCTGTTCCGCCGTGGCCACAATGAAGAATCCACCATCATCGCTGATCTGGAAGCCATTGGGATTACCGTGCGTGGCCAGCAAAACCGCGTCGATTTTGGCGCGCATGTTAGCGGCAGCATTGACGGGATTGGCATTGGCATTCCTGAAGCGCCCAAGACAGAGCATCTGCTTGAGTTTAAGACTCACGGAAAAAAGAGCTTTGACGATCTGGCGGCTAAAGGTGTGCGTCTGTCCAAATGGCAACACTTTGTTCAAATGCAGGTTTATTTAGCCGGGCTTGACTTGACGCGGGCGCTTTATGTGGCGGTTTGCAAGGATGATGATCGGCTGCACTGCGAACGGGTGCGCTTTGATAAAGATGTTGCCGATGCTGCCATTGCCAAAGGACGGGCCATCGCATTGGCCGACAGGATACCCCCCCCTATTTCAACCGATCCGACATGGTATCAATGCGGCTGGTGTCCCGCAAAAGCGATGTGCCACAAATCACAGCCGACGAAGGAAGTGAATTGCCGCACATGCGCCCATGCCACTCCAAAAGAAGATAGCACCTGGCACTGCGCCCGGTGGGACATGCCTATTCCGCCAGAAGCTCAGTATGACGGATGTAATGACCACGTTTTTCACCCTGACCTTGTGCCGTGGCAGATGGAAGGTTCCGACGATGGCTTATCAGTGACTTGGCTGATTGGGAAAAGCCGCCTGCGAAATGGCGTTGGCGGGCTGACATCACGGCAGTTGCTGGATGAGACTGTGCAGGCGTTGGCGGGTAAGTTTGAGGTGGTGGCGTGAAATACGGATCCGTTTGCAGCGGCATTGAAGCCGCAACCGCCGCATGGCACCCGCTTGGCTGGCAGCCAGCCTTCTTTAGTGAAATTGAGCCATTTCCACGCGCCGTGTTGGCCCATCACTATCCAACTGTGCCACTGCACGGCGACTTCACCAGTATAGGAGCAGATCAATATGGAGCAATTGACCTTCTTGTCGGAGGAACCCCCTGTCAGTCGTTCAGCGTCGCTGGCCTGCGAGGCGGACTGGATGACGACCGTGGCAACCTGGCCCTTGAGTTTCTTAGGCTTGCTGACCGAAAGCGGCCCAGATGGGTGGTTTGGGAGAACGTCCCCGGCGTCTTGTCAAGCAACGAAGGACGGGACTTTGGTTCCATACTCGGGGGCTTGGGCGAACTCGGGTATGGGTGGGCCTACCGAGTGCTTGACGCTCAGTTCTTTGGAGTGGCCCAGCGCCGCCGCCGTGTGTTCGTTGTCGGATACCTTGGAGACTGGCGACGTGCCGCAGCGGTTCTTTTTGAGCGCCACAGCCTGTCAGGGCATCCTGCGCCGCGCCGAGAAACGGGGCAAAGTGTTGCCAGAAGCATTAGAGCGCAGTCTCAAAGCAGTCACCGCGAGGACAGCGACAACTTTGTAGCTGAATGGCCCGCAGACATAGCGCCCACGCTCAACGCAGCGTTTGGCAGCAAGCAGGGGCTAGAGGATCAGCACAATGGGGGGGGGCTGGATTATTTGTCCCTGGCTCAGTGCCTGACGACCGGAACGGGCCAGCGATACGATGCCGAGACGGAGACGTTAATCCCTACGCACGGAGGCGGGTTCGATGTGATTGCCTTCAGTAAAGGCGATCATGGCGCCGACGCGGGCATGAATGTCTGCCCGACCATCCGCAAGGGTGGCGACGGTGGTGGGAACATGCCGGCGATCGCGTTTGAATGGCAGCGTGGTGCAACGCAAAATTTAGAAGTGACGGATAACTTTTCACCCGCGCTGATCAAGTCACAGACGCCGGCGGTTGCGTTTGACACTTATAATCAATCAGTCAGCAATGTTGGGCAAACATTGCAGCGAGGCACGGGACAAGATCAAATTGGCGCAGTTTGGGTTAATTCCGCCGTCCGCCGCCTGACCCCTGTGGAGTGCGAACGGCTTCAGGGCTTCCCCGACAACTTCACCGCCATCCCGTATCGCAACAAGCCCGCTGATCAATGCCCTGATGGCCCGCGATACAAGGCGCTGGGCAACAGTATGGCGGTGCCGGTGATGCGCTGGATAGGCGAACGTATTGCAGCGGTGGAGGCGTTCAATGCTTCGTGATTACCAGCGCCGCGCCATTGACGATCTTTATGATTGGATGCGGTCACACGATGGGCATCCTTGCCTTGTGCTGCCAACCGGCGCGGGCAAGAGCCACATTGTAGCTACACTTTGCAAGGAAGGGCTGCAAAACTGGCCGGAAACGCGGGTGCTAATGCTTACCCACCAGAAGGAATTGATCGAACAGAACGCGGCCAAAATGCGCGAACATTGGCCCGGCGCACCGCTGGGCATCTACAGCGCCAGCATTGGCAAGCGTCAGCTTGGGGAGCCGATCACGTTTGCAGGCATCCAATCGGTGCGCGAAAAGGCTTCGCTGCTAGGCCATGTCGATCTTGTCATTATCGACGAGTGCCACCTTGTCAGCCACAAGGATGAGGGTGGGTATAGGACTTTGCTGAATGCCTTGCTGGCCATCAATCCGGCGTTGCGTGTTATCGGACTGACAGCCACGCCATATCGCTTGGGGCATGGCCTTATCACTGACAAGCCGGCGCTGTTTGATGGTCTGATTGATCCGGTGACGATTGAAGAACTGGTTTACAAGGGGTTTCTGACAACGCTGCGAAGCAAGGTGACGAAAGCCCGCTTTGATCTTGATGGCGTCCACAAACGTGGCGGCGAATTTATCGAAAGCGAGTTACAGAGGGCGGTTGATACCGACGACAACAACTCCGCCGTTGTGGCTGAAATCATGGCGCTGGGCGCGGATCGCAAGCATTGGCTGATGTTTTGCACTGGCGTTGACCATGCCCAGCACATCGCTGATCTGCTAAACGAACGCGGCATCATCGTTGATTGTGTGACGGGCGCAACGCCAAAGGCGGAACGCGAACGGATGATCGGCGACTTTAAGGCTGGGCGCATTCAGGCGCTAACCAATGCCCAAGTCTTGACCACCGGATTCGACTTCCCGGCCATTGATCTGATTGCCATGCTGCGGCCCACTATGTCACCGGCACTCTATGTGCAGATGGCTGGGCGCGGGCTTCGCGTTGCGCCGGGCAAGGCTGATTGCTTAGTCTTAGACTTTGCCGGCGTTGTGGCCACGCATGGCCCGATCACTGCTGTGCAGCCGCCAACCAAAGCCGGCAAAGGCGACGGTGAAGCTCCGGTGAAAGTCTGCGAGTTTTGCGATGAGCTATGCCATCCCAGCGTGAAAATCTGCCCGGCTTGCGGCTCCGAGTTTCCAGCACCGGAGCCTAAAACCTACCGGCTGCACAACGATGACATCATGGGCTTTGCGCCGTCCGAAATGCCTGTCACGTCCTGGCGCTGGCGCAAACACACCAGCAAAACCAGCGGCAAAGACATGCTGGAAGTCACTTATTATGGCGCTCTGTCCGATCCTGGCGTCAAAGAATATTTGACCGTGACGCACGAAGGTTATGCCGGGGAGAAAGCAGTAGCTACGCTGGGCATCATTGCCAGCAATGCCGGCGTTGCGCTCAAGCCTAGCATGACGCTAGACGGTGTTGCGGCGATCCTAAGCGGTGGCAAGCCGCCAACTGGCATAACATATAAACGCGATGGCAAATATTATCGCATCATTGGGAGATTATGGGGATGAGCATGGCAACAAAGCCTGCCGCACTAATTGACTGGGAAGCTGCCCGGCCTAAGCTGTGCTGGGATTGCAACTTTTTTCACCGGGAATCGAACCATTGCCACAAACACGCCGCAACGCCACCCGATCAGTTTCAGGGAACGCCAAGCGCATGTCGGGATTGGAAGGAACACGATCCATACGATGTGCAGGCAAGGGAAGTGCCGTTTTGAAGGAGCGGGCGCAGCCACTGCCCACAGAACATGAAGAACAGCGCGAAATCGTGTTCTGGTTCCGCCGCAAGTTTAGCGATGTTCGCATATTTGCTATCCCGAATGGCGGCTGGCGATCCCGCGCCACTGCGGCCAAGCTAAAGGCCGAAGGCGTTAGCCGTGGCGTTCCCGATCTATTTGTGCCTGGCTGGGGCTTGTGGATTGAGATGAAGCGATCACAAGGCGGGCGCTTGTCGCCAGACCAAAAAAGCTGGCATCTTTACCTAGCATCAATCGGCCAGACGGTGCTGGTTTGCTATGGTGCAGACGATGCCAAGCGCCAGATTGAAGCGCACATAAAAGCGGCGGGTTTTTAGGCCCGCCGCAGTCATTTCATGCCGCATAGCTCCACACACGCCAGCCGCGCTTGGCCGCTACGGTGTGATAATGCCGCTCAAATTCCGCCGTGGCATGTCTGGCGCTGCGCTCAATGGCAAGATCATTAGCAGCCCAGCCGGTGCCAATCGCGCGAGCCGCTGATTTGCGTGGCGGCAGATTGATGCGCTCAATGCGGCGGCGCACTGATGTGTGAGCCACGCCCAGCCGATCTGCAATCTCAATAATAGTCGCGCCATCAGACCACATCTGCCGCAGCGTGGCATCAGCCTTCCCATGCCACCGCCCATCAACGCGCGTATTGCTGCAATTGAGACGATAGGCGCGGCATTTGACCGCTGAAATATTCCGGCCCGGCAAAGCGGCTGTGACCTGTGCGTAGGTGTCACCAGCCTGCATCATGCGTGTCAGAATCGCATCTTCCTCTGGCGTCCAATTTTTTAGCGTCATGCGTTGTCCCTCTCTTTTTTGGTCAGTTCATCAGCCAAGCCCTGAACGCTCAAAGCGCGTTCGATAGCGTTGGCCATCACCCGTCGCGGCACCATTTTGCCGTTCCGAATCCGGTTGATATGCGACTGCGAACAGCCGATTAGCGCGGCCAGCGTGACATCATTCAAGCCAGCGGCGCGCATTGCATGGGTCATGATTTTGCTCATGCCGCTGCCCATAAGCCCCAAAATAAAATGCTGCAAGCATATTTTCATGCTTGACGCATAGCCGGGAGATTGGCAGGGTGGCGTCAACAACAACGGGAGACACACACCATGCTACGCGAAGCTCTACCAATGGCCTGCCTGTTTATCTGCCTCGCCTTGCTGGCAATGATCTAAGGGGGAATGCAAATGTATAGCGCCAAGGAAGTTGCAAACTGGGTGATGAACGCGCCGGAAGGCAACATCGTCGCCAAGATTGTAAGCGATGCCACCCATTCAATTCCCGGTGATCTTGGCCGGTTTGTGAGGCTGCTAGATGAAGAAGGCTATATTTTCGCCATGTGGCATCGCGCCGTAACCAGCGAGGGCCAGCCAATTTACACATGGCAGTTGCAGCGCCGCCGCCGCCCAGCCAATCAAATCGTGCTCAACGCCTTGATCAAACACGCTGCCAACCGCCAGCCTGCGAGCCTGTGAGATGAAGCCAAAAGTTATCATTCATGATCGGCAATTTTGGAATCTCTATCCTGATGGGCGCATGGTTCGCATTTATGCTAACGAACGCATTAGGGCGCATCTATCACAGGCTAGATCGGTTGAAGTGCGGATAGCCAAAGACGAAGCCCCGCCGAAGCGCACCAACCACCCGCCGCGCCCGCCCGGCACTATGCCCACGCTGCCCGCCGCAGATCGTGACATTGGCGACAAGACGTTGACCGAATTGGCGTTCGACCACGGCTATGGCAGCGTCTACCGCTTTAGTGAGGCACTGCGAAAGCACCGCCGCGCTATCTATGATGCTGCCCGCGCCAATGGCCGAAAGCGCGCCGATGCTAACTTGATGACGCCAGTGCAAGGTAGCCAACATGACGCAATGTAACTGCGCAGCTTGCCGCCGTGACGTGCCGCCAGTGCCGCCGTCCGATCGCTACATGGCCGCATTTGATGCGCGGATGCGTGCCATACTGGGCAAGCCTGCTGTGCCTGCTTTAGATAGCCTGCCTGCCGATGTGCAAGTGTTTGTCAGGCGGTTGTAACTGCACCGCTTTAACGCGGCCAGCCTTGCACCAGCGCCGCCCGCTTGGCCTCACAGCGAGCAATCTCTGCACCGCGTTCGATCAACGCCAACTCCACCGCTTCCGCCGATCCGCCAAGCAGTGCCGGGATGGCACAAGGCTGCAAAGCGTCACTTGGCGGCTGCGGGATTGCCAATGGCGGCGGCGTCACTTTGCGTGATGTGCTGCACCCGGCCATCATCAAGACAAGCAACATTGCTGCTAGGGTTCGCAACATAATATGTCCTCGTTATGGTTTGCGCTTTTTCGCGGATGCGCTCAACGGCTGTTGATCGCTCAGACAGCGCCACGCCAGCAGCGTCAACTTGCGCCTGCAATGCCCGCTCTTTGGCCTGTGCGGCCTCTACAGCGGCGGCTTCACGCTTCTGCCACTTGGCGCGCTCTGCCTCTTTGCCATTGCCGTAGGCCCACGCATAGGCCGCCACAGCAAGCAGCAAGCCGCCGACATATGGCGCGACACGCAAGGCCCAGGCTGGCACGAACATGATCAAATCTTCCGATGCCAGACAACGCCGCCCAGCCCGCCGACGAACAGCGCGGTGATTAGCCATTGAACATTCTGGCTGGCCAGCGCCGCTGCATCAGCAGGCATGATTACCGGGATCACAAGCAGCGAGACAGCCAGCACGATTGCCAGCAAGCCGGCCCAAGTGGTTTTCTCGCGCAACCTAGCTTTGATATATTCGATCATGCTTCACCTGTTGTGTTAGCGGCTGCGGTTGCTGCGATGCGCGCTGCCGGGCCAATGGGCTGCCCGGCTGGCCAGCGCAAAGCAATGAGCCTGTCTCGCGTAAACCGACGGACGTTGACGGCATCACCCTGATTGCCGCCCAAGATGTTTAGGCTGCTGCCATCAGCGTTGACGCTATTCACAAAGCCGACATGCCCGCCGCCCTGCCGATCAAACACGGCGATTGCGCCCATTGGTGGCGTGGCAGACAATGACAGCGGAATGCCCCAAGTCGCCCAAGCCTTGGCGCGGATGGCAATCTTGGGCGGTGCAATGCCAGCCTGATGAACGCACCAGGCGGCGAAAAGCCCGCACCACGGCACCGAATCCGCCCCGTATGCAATGCCCAGCACTCGCGCGCCAAGCCGGTTGCCCCATGACATGATCACCGGATTATTCCCAGCGCCGGGAAGTTCCCTTGTGCCAATTAATTGGCGCGCCTCTGTTAGCCATCGCATTGCTCGACCTCCAAAGCTGCCAGCTTCAAAGCCCGCGCCATGACGGCGCGCGTTGCGCCTTGTAGCACATCGCTGCCAATTACGCCACGCAACCAGAACAATTCGCTTTTGGCGACATCCGCAAACTCGCGCGCCCACACCATCGCCACATCGTCGGCATAATCTGCAAACGTGTCAGCCTTAAGCATTTCCCAAGGAATACGCGCTTTCACTCAAACATTTCCGGTTTGACGGTTAGCGTTGAAACTTGCCCATATTTGGCGTGATAGGTGATTGCATAGGCCGCCCGTTCCGCATGATAACCGCCTCGCGCCGCATAGGCATCACGCGCCGCAAGTGTCGGGTGCTGCATCCATTTGATGCCGCTAAACTCTTTGACGACTTCGTGATGGTAGTGGCCGCTGTGGCCATAGGCCATTGTTGTTTGCCCCCACATCTCGCGGAACTGGCTGGCAAACAACGCCGGCAAGCCGTCCATCTTGACCTTGTGGCCATGATGGAACGCTAGCATTACATTGCCATGCTGATAGGCATAGAACGGCAGCGGGCTATCTTCCACCGTAACGCGCGGCTCATTTTCAAACAGCGCCTTGAACATCACGCGAAGCCAAACGCTACTAGCCTCATCGTGATTGCCTTCGGCATGTAACACGATCACCTGTTCATGGCGTTCTAGGGCCATGCCAACAATCCGCCGCAAGATGCGAACGCCAGCCTCAATCATCTTGGGAAACCGGCTGTCAGCGTCTAGCAAATGCCCGCTTGCAGGCGTTAGCGGCTTGAAGCTGTCATAATGGAACCAGTCGCCAAGCTGGCAGACGATGCCCACCTTAGCCGCTGGCGCGTTGTCGATCATATGGCGATATGCGTTTGTTATCAGTTTTTCAGCAATGGCCAAGTCCCAATCCTGCCCACCCTCGCGGTGCCACGCCAGCATCCCAACATGGTAATCGGTGAACACATAGAGATTAAGCAGATCGGCCAGCGTTGCAGCCGGTGGCGTGACGGGTTCCGCTGGCGGTATGTTTTCGGCTAGCGCCTCAGCCGCCGCGCGGATCGCCTCTTGCCGCTGTTCGTCATCTAGCCGGGTTTTCACCCATTGAGCGCGTTGATTGCCGTCCGCATCAAAATAGGTCGAAACGCCTTTGATGATGTAGGGCGCATGTCCGTCGCGTTCGGCACCTTGCCCGATGCCGCCGGCCCCATAGGCTTCGCCTTGCGTTGCCTTGTGCCTCCGCACCGCTGACAGGATGCCCATCTTGCCGCCATAGCGGCCCGTTCTGGCCAATGCCCGCCCACTGTTGCCAGCCTCTACATAAGCCGCATATATTTCGGCATCACGCGCCGGATCGATATCGTGTTGATTGCGCGGCACGTCTCACCCATTAGCTGCGACAGGACGGCCCTGCGACGATCAGCGGATTATGTAGCCTTGCCTAGAAGTCGCTGCACCGTGCGCGTTTCATAAATGCGAATTAGCGTCCACACGATTGTAAGCAGCGCCGCCGCCGACGGCAGCCATGACGCCAGCGTGGCCAGCACAACGCCGATCGACAAAATGTCACCCGCCGGCTTCATGGTTTCCATGATGCTATGCGTCGGGCTGGTCATTGTCACTATCCTCTGGCGCTATCGGAACGATTTGCATTGTGTCCAAATCAACGCGGAACAAATCCGTGCGATAGAAATGGCTTACACTAATTATGCCCTCATTGCTATGCACTTGATTAGCCGCATCGCTTTCAGCGCACATGACGTTCTGGATAATATCACCCGTTTCGGTGCTGTAAACAATCCAAATCACCGCTTTAGCTCCGTAATTGATAAGCTGCGATCGGCAGTCGTTGTCGCCGCGCCTAGCGTAAATGCGTTGTCAATTCTTGCATACACATAAAATGTGTAAGTGCCGGCGGCTGGCTGGCCAACAACTTGAATGCGGCAAACATCAAAAAATTGAGGTGCTGCCGTGCCGTTTGCCATTTGCTGGCTAGAATAAAATTGGCTTGCCATGCCAGTAGCATTAGACGTTAGCACATACTGGATGCCGTAACGTGACGTTGATGAATTATTCGCCTGTGAGAAATTAAGAAATTGGCCTTCCGCAATTAGCGGCCCGCCGGTTGTTGTGAAACTTAACTGCTGAATTAGCGCCCAAGTTGAAAAGTCAGTTGATGCCGAAAACGGAATGTTGATTGATGTTGTGCTGTTAGCGATTGCCACATTTGACACAGCGCCTGACACAATTGCAGTGGTTGCAACGCGGTTGGTGTTGATGTTGCCGCTGCCGTTGATAGCTGCTGACACGCGGCCATCTGTCAATTCAGTTGGACGGCTGACAAGGTTAGTTGTCCAATCAGCGCCATCTGTTGCGCCAGGCTCAATCTGGCCCATCACCCAGCTTGCAGCGTTGCGGCTGTCAAAAACCACAGGCGGCACGGGTGTCACCTGTGCGCTCTCGTTGCGATCCCATGCGTAAATGCTGGCATCCTCTTCGCGCAATGTTAGCTCAATCGTGGCATCAGGGTTGAACGTCATTGCCCGAACGCGGAACAGCTTGCCCGTCCAGCCGCGCGCGTTTGACGTAACCGCAACCACCTGATTGCGCGTCAACTGCCAGCCGCGAACGCCAACTGTAACGTTAAACGTGCCTTGATACAGGTTGCGTTGTGCCGTTTGTTTGGCAATGCGTTCCGCCCGGCGTTGATCCTGCACAACAGACAATTCCAGCGTGTAGGGTCGCGGCGCAAGTGATGTGCGCGGAATGGACACCTCTGGATAATCCACCATGCTATACAATGACGTTGGGGTTGGCTCACTATAGCGGCCACGCACAACCGTAAATTGCTGGTCAATCGGCCCGGTTGGCTGCCATGAATAGCCGGAAACAAAATCATCATCAGTCAACGCCACCGGTGAAACCAAATCGTTTACCGAAACGCGCAGCGCAAGCCGCCCGCCGTCATCCACCAATTCGCCGTTCATGCCTTTCAGCAATTCGCCAATGACTGCAAGCGGATCATCTGCATCAGAGAATGCCCGCCCGGCTTCAAACCGGCGTTGCGTGCCACCGATCGAAAGAGCAATAGGCTCATCACACAAAGCCGCAGCAACCGCGAACGAAGCTAGATCAAGGGTATCTGCCGGCAATCCTACGCCAACAGAGATTTGCCCGCCAACTCGCCAGCCCAGAAGATACGACAGCATTTGCAGCGCGGGGTTGTTGCCGCGCGTCACGCCACTGGCGGTATAGAGCCACGTTGTTTGATCATTGGCGCGCTGGCTGCCGCTGCCGCCCGGAACCGTGCTATCACGCGCCGGATCATAGACAGGCATCCCAGTGCCAATGACAGCCCAACGCCCTGCAATGCCGCTAGAAAATGGTGACTGGCTGCTTTTGCTGTTTGCTGAACGTTTGACACGCACCTTCATTGTGGTGCTGCCCGTCATGCGCGTTGTGCTGCCCCAAGTGGTGCCAGCATTGACAGTGTGAAATGCGCTTGGGCCAGATTCAAGAATAACCTCAACAGTCAGATAGCCAACGTATTTGCCCTGCGCACCGCCGGCAGATGTCCATGCAAGATCATTTTCAATGTATATGGTGTCTACGCTGGTAGATTTGTGCGCGGCAAGCGCAAAGATATAATCAACAAACTCTTGATCGGTGCCGCTGGGTTCCGCATATTTTAGATCAACCGGAAATGCCGTTTGCCCTAGCAACAGCTTTCGCGGTGCCGCTGGATCAGCGTTAATCGCTTTAGGGTCAAAAGCTGATAGTGATGCGCCGGCACCACGCAAAGCGCCTAAGCCATAGATGCCAAGGCCCGCAGTTATTGCACCAACAGCAATGGTGCCAATCAGCGCGGCACCACCAGCGGCAGCACTGCTGCCAATAATAAATGCACCAACAGCGTTGCCAACGCCCGGAACAAACATCAACGCTGCGGCGGCAATAAGCGCAATTATTCTTAGAGGTTTACCCATCTGCGCGCCCCACTGGCCAAGCCATGACAGGCGCAATGCGTATCATGCCGTCGTGACTAAATGCAATTGCAGAGCCTATCATCATGACGCCCAGCACGCCACCATCACTAACTATATCACCACGCATGGCTTGCAATGGCGCTATGCGTTCACCAAGGCAAGCATCCGCCGCATCTGTCAGCGATCGCCAGCCCATGTCTTTAAGCCACCGGCCTTGGCCTGCTTCACTGCGATACGGACGTGCGCCATCAAATGCTAGACGCTCACCGCTTACTGCTTCAATTGCATCTAGCACAAAGGCCACGCAATCCTTGCCCCAACCAAACGCATATTCGCGCTCTTGCCAATTTGCCAAAACGGCGTGCAAGCGCGGCTCCCATTCTGGGTGACGGGTAGTTAAGCGCATCACCGTTCCCTTGTAAAATCTTCAAGGCCAGGGTTGCGTGATCCGCCACCGCCGGGAATAATGTTAGGCGTCCATCCGCCAGCCTTAATAACCGCGCTTGATGTGTCACCGGCATCATATAAAGTAGACTGCAAGTAGGTGCGATTTTGAGCATTGCTTAACAGGCTCAAATAGTTTTCCGACTGCATGGTGATAATGTAACTTTGCGCGTCTGCCTCTTGCGATGGCTGGGTCATATAACCGCGATATAATGGCCGCAGTTGCGTAACCGTTGCGCCGCCGCTTGTTACCGTTTCAATGTCATATATGGCAAGCCAAAGCCTAACGCGCCGGCCAACATAAAGCGCCGGGGTTTCAATTGCGCTCATAAGCGCCGTATCTGCCGGATCGGCCAACAACCTAAACCCTAGCGCATCACCACCGCCCTGTTCCTGTGAAACAGGTTCGACAGATAGCACATCGCTATTGGCCACAGGGAATGTAATGTTGGCGCAATCAGCGTCACTGTCAGCAAGGCCGGTCGGAACGTGGATCGGGCATGGCGCAAACGCACCGCGCAATGGCAAATCTTGAAAATCTGCAAAAAACAAAATTGCGCCGGTAACGCCATCAGCCGATAGCGTAGCGTTATTAAGTGCCATTAGAACCATTCCTCTGCGCTAATGGTTCCAATTTCATACACGGTGCCAGGCGTTGCAGCCCATCTAATAGGATCACGCAAACGCATAACAGCAACCGGCGTATGCAGGCGCACCGTAGCGCCATTGGATGGTGATTGGCGCAATGGCGTTGCTAGTGTTGCAATGCCAACGCCGCTGCCGTCACCCGTCAACGGTGCCGCCAAAGCGCACAGTTGTTCATCACCATTGGGCAACGCAATGCTGATGAGCGAGCCGTTAGCGAGGTTTGTTACGCCAGTTGCCAAGCCGGTTAGCGACAGCGTAAATCCAAGCTGGCTGCCACCGTTAACGGTGCAAGTGGCTGGGACTGGTGCAGAGGCTTGCGCCACTTCAACCGCCGGCAAACGAAAGCCTACGGTTGTGGCGTAGCTAAAGGCTAGCCATTGCCGAATGTTCCGCAATTGCGCTTGGCTGGCAGTCGGCACAACTTCCAAATCGCAAAACCACCGGGCAGATGGGCCAATTCTGACAGCCCGCGTGCGGCCCGTAAATTCGCTGCGGTTATAAATAATGCCGCCTTGCTGCCGCCAGTTTGCGCTGCGGAAAACAACGCCAGCGGGAAGATCAACAATGCTCATCTTAAGCCCCTGCTGACATCATCATTCGTGGCCGCGCGGCCTTGCGCATTTGCTCACCTGCTGCCGCTGTTGCGCCTTGCACAACCGTTGTGACAAACAGCGGTGACGGCTCAACCATTACACGCACTTGCTGTTCACCGCCAGTGCCACCGCCAGACTTGTTGGCATTGATATAACCGGAAGAGTTTGGAACAAATAATTCTGGCCCCCGCTCACCAACTAGATAGGCGTTGCCCATAGACACAGGCCCGCCATTAGCACGAGCGCCGCCAAAAACTTTGCCCAAGCCGCCAAGGCTACTACCAAACCCAACGCCAAACGCGCCGCCAGATATGATGTTGAGCAAACCGCTGGTCAGGATTTGCGCGGCCAAGCCTTTAAGCACATCACCAAAGCTGCGGCCAAAAACAATTGCTTGCGCCAGCCCTTCCGTCAACGTGCGGGTGTAGTCCTCGGCCAGCGTGATCTGCTCTCGATCAACCAGATCAAGGCTAAAGTCATATTGCTGCAAGTCGCGCATGGTTTCGGCCACGCCCTTTAATGCTTCATTGCTCAATTCAATGTTGGCAGGCGTTCCAGCGTCAAGCAATTGCCGCAATTCAAAGCCGCTCTCCATGTTGGCGGCGGTAAATTCTTTTGTAGTTTTGCCTTTTTTCTTTTTAGCAGTACTAGTTGAACGTGCCAATGGCCGCGCACCACCATAACCTGGCACCATGTTTCCAAAACCGCCAAGCGCAATATCAGATGCGTTTGCACTTTCAAATTCGCCAAGCTGGCGCTGCGCTGCTCTTTCCGCCGCTTGAATATTGGCAAACGCCTGTGATGACATTGGGAAAATGCCCTCTTGCCGGCGTTGTGCAGCAATGCGCGCAAGCCGCGCTTCGTTGGCTTGACGCACCAACCGATCACGCATTCCGCTTGGCGTGCCTGACATTGCGGCTTCATCAAAGCTTGTTGTCATCATCGCGCCAACGCCTTGCGTTTGACGAATGTTAGCCAAACCCTGCGCAACACGCGAAAGATATTCAATGCTCTTAGTGGCCTTGTCTAACTGGCCCATAAACAAATTATTAAAACCCAATGCGCCAAGTGCAGTCGCAAACCGTGATGCGGCATCTTCAAGATTGGACAGTTTGCCGCCGATAGTGTCCATTTGCTTGGCCATGCTGCCAGCAAACACTCCGCTTTCATCACCAAGCCCGCGCAAGTATGCGGTAATTGCCTCTGCCGTGTTTTGAACGGTTGTTGTTACACCTTGGAAGGTAAACTTGACTTTGTCGCCTTCCTTGCTGGCCTTGATGCCAAACTCCTTTAGGCGTTCAAATTCACCTGTTGCCGCATCTGCAACAGCCTCAATGAACTGCATCACATCTTTGCCCATCGCGGCAGACGTGTTGCCAAAGGAACGCATAGCGTCGATGCTGGGATCAAGACCTAGGTTTTTAAGTTTGATAAAACCCTCAACGACTTGAGTAAGCGTAAATGGCGTTTCGGCAGCAAACCCTTGCAAGTCTTTCATTGCCGTAGCGGCAGCCGACGTGCTGCCTGTCGCTACTTCAAGCTGGGCTGACAGCCGCTGCATATCAGCATTGGCGCGCACCATAAAAGATGCCGCTTGACCAACGGACAAAAACGCCGTCGCCATCGCGGCAATTTTTACCGTGGCCATACTAGCAGCCTTGCCCATCCCAGCAAAACCGTCGTCAATCTTTTTTAATTTGGTTGCGCCCTTGTCAGCAAACGCATCAATATCAGTCCGGGCTTTGGCCACTTCCTGCCGCAGCAATGTTGTGCTGGCGTCAATCTGCAACAGCAGCCTTTGCACATCTTCAGCCATTGTTCACCTCATTGCCGTTTGTTCATTTCCTTGTGAACTTCCAGCGCGGCCCAAACTTCATGCGGCGTGGCCTGCCAAAAGTTGGACGGAGGCAAATGAAACACCGCCGTCCATATACCCATCAGCCGGCGTCGGGGATCGCCGTCTCCGTCTCCATCGCCGGCTTCCACTCCCCCGATGACGTAACGCCGCCAGTCGCAGCAGCCATCAGCACAATCGCGCAACGCTCAGTTGCCCTAACGATCCCGCCTTCGTGGATTAGGCTGGCAACCTTTTTGACGTTAGCACCTGCTGCGCTTCGCGTGATTGGCGTTGCGTTGCCCTCTGCAACCTGCTGCTTGCCCCAAGATTTGATGCACTCGGTCACGATGATAGCCGCATCGCCAAGCTTCAATTCGCCCTGCGCTGCCATATTGACCAGCGCAACAATGCCGCGATTAGTTTGGCTTTCAATCTCTTCGATCGCCTCATAACTGGGTCGCATCACATATGTCGCGTCAAGATCAATTGTGACCTCGCCACGGCTGTTAGGTTCATTCGCCATCAGTCACCTTTGGTTCGGGGTAGAATTCAAGCAACGCATTACGCCACACAAATTCATCACCGGCAAGCGCCATCGCCTGCGCTAGCACATCAGCCTGACGCTTATCACCTAGCATAGGCCCAGCAATAAGCGCCAGCACTGACCAACCGGGAGGCATAGGCCCGGTCAATGCTTCACGCGGAAAGCACCCGCAGCCCGCCAGCACAGCCACATCGTGACCGGCTGGCGGCGCTTTGATCTTGTCCAGCATTAGGCCAGAAGATCAGTGGTAGGCGCTGCGGTCGGCGTCAGGCTAACCGTCGTCGCGTGAACGTCATTCAGCGGGCTGCTAGCGCCCATGCTGGCAACGCGCATAATGCAAGCAAACACCACGTCACCGGATGCGAAAGGCGACTTGCGCACCTGAACGCCAGCAGACGCGCCGCTAGCATAGATGGTTTCAAGCCGCGCGTGACCGTTGGCGTCGGGCAGATCGGGCCGATATTCCATCGACATTGCGTAGTTGCGCATGGCACGTTCCGTGACTTCAACCGTGCTGGCCTTGTCAACAGTGCTATACGAAACTTCGCCGCGATCAATGGTGTGGCTAATTTGACCAGCCACCACGTTGAACGAACCGGTTGTCGCGCTTTCGATAAAGACGCGGTAGTTGTTAGCTGAAAGTTTAGGCATTGATTGGACTCCTTACAAAACTATGACTTCAAACGTCTGGCGGCCAACGTGAACCAAATTGGCCTCGGTCGCTTCTTCACCAACACCGGACGATTGAAGCCGGCACTCTCCCACCGCGAAGCCGGAAACGGTAAGAGAAACTTTTTCAAGCCGCGTATAAATAGCAGCAATGATAGCCTGTGCGCTAGCCTTTGATCGCCCGCGATAGACAGTCACAATGTTAATACTAACGCGCCGATCAAAGCCAGCTTTGGTTTCGGTCGGCCCTAGGTCTACGCCATCAACAACAATTACTGCCGGCACGGTTTCATCAGGCACGCGCTGATAGACCGGCACATTATAGCTAGTGCCGCCCTCCGTGTAGGTAATGGCCGGCGATGCCAGTGCGTTCAACACCGCCAACGCGATCGGCCCCGTTGGATCGTTCGCCATTATCAGCCCCCGACAGACAGTCGTTTAACCGCACTGCCCAAAACTTTGCGAAGGTTTTCGCCTAGTGTCCGCTCCATAAACTGTTGGGTTCGGCCCCTAACAAAATCATATCGCCCGGCTGGTATAGCACGAATTTTCATTAAATACACGGCCACACCACCAGAAACAGGTTTGCGCCGCTTGACGGTGACAACCTTTGACTTGCGGCCATATTCCAAAATGCGCGCATACCAAACGCGGCGTTGCACTGCTTTAGTCAAAAGCCCTACGCGCAAGCGCAAGGTTTTGGGAAATACCTTAAACGCCAGCGCCGCCCTCAGCTTGCCTGAGCGCGATGGCGTCTCACTGCGCGCATAGGCCAGGATGGCAGGCGCATGTCGCTGATACGCGCTTACAATTTCCTTTTCGGTTTCCGGCCCGATGTTAGACAAGATGCGCCGAATGCGAACGCGATCGCGGGTTGCAAACTGGCTTTTGCCGCGCGCCATTACGTTGGCACACCAGCCGTGGCCTGAATGACTAAATGCGTCCTGCGCCCGTCAATGTCTGCCACGCTGTCAATGCGCAGCGGCGTTTGTTGGGTGCTATCAATCCACATTAGTCGGCAATCTGGCGTTACGTCGCGGCGATAACGCATGTGCAATTTGTAACGCTGTTGGCCAATCGAAATAAGATCAGCCTCATCAATTTTTGTGCCGCCTTGTGGCAGCAATTCAGCCCAAACCGTTGCTATGCTGGCCCAGGCTGTCACCTCACCACCAGCGCCATCGCTGATGTTGTTCGGTGCCTCAATGCGCACCAGATGACGCATTTTGCCAATGCGCATTAGGACACCCGCTTAACGCGATAGTGCGTGATCAAGCTGTCATAGGCCATTGGCACCGTCACTGGCGATCGGTCACTATTCACCGCCTCACGGTTTTCATACCAGTGGCCGATCAACAATAGCGCCGCTTGCCGCAAGCTAGACGGCACAGCGTAATTGTTGGCATATCCAGCGTTATAGATGACGCGCACGCAACCGCTTACATTTTCAAGCTCTGGCCATGATACACCATTGGCAGGCACAATTACCTTTGCGCCCCAATAGTCCCGCAGCCGATACTGATTGGCCGCCAGCGTTTGCTGCGCGCCGTTTGGATCATCATACACAATTGACGTAACGCTGTTTGCTGGCCCACGCCACAACGGCAGGCTGTGACCGTTCCAATTATCAAAGGCAATGGCCACGTCTCGCGCCCGCAAGACCAGCCCAGTGTCACCTTCCACCTTGTCCTGCGCCGCGCGGATGAGAGCAATGACAAAATCATCCTCTGCATCATCAACAATGCGAAGATGGGCCTTTGCTTCTGTAATGGTCACAGGTGCCGGCAGCGTATCAGACTGCTGCACGCGCACCAGAACCGATCGCTGGAACGTGCGGGCTGGTGTGGCGCTTGTCGTAACGGTTGCGGTGACAACCGCCAAGACGCCAGCAACAAACGCGGTGTTGCTAGGCTGATTGCATGTCAGCCAGAACTTGACGTTTTTGACAGCGGCAATGGGCGCATAAGCACCAGAGCCAATGGCCAAGCCAACAGCCGTGGATGCCGCGTCAATCGAAACAGATTGCAGCGTAACAACCTCTGCCGTTTCTAGCAGATCATCAAACTTGATCAGATAATCAGCAACGTCAGCCGGATCATGGCTGCCAACGTATAGCGGTGCGTCACTCATATAGCTACCTCGCGCCGGTTGCCGGCCAGCTTCACAATGCGCCGTGCTGCATTGGTCAAGCCATCTGTCAATATATTAACATTACTGCCAACCAAACCCAACTGTCCATCGTTGGCAACCAAAATAACCGTCACGCCAAGCGTGGCTTGCTGGCCCACTAGGCCGATCACACCGGCATCAGCCAACACGCCCGCGTTGGCGCTTAGTGTAGCTTGCAAACCCGCCAGGCCAAACGTGCCATTGTCCGGTGCAATGGTAGCATCTGCGCCAAGTGTAGCTTGATCGCCAGCCAAACCGATCGTGCTATTATCTGCACTAAACAGGATTGTTATGGCTAGCGTGGCCTCTTGGCCAACCAGCCCCAGTGTGCCAGCATCCGGTGCAATGGTGGCATCTGCGCCAACAGTGGCTTGCTGGCCTGACAAGCCAAGCGTGCCGGCATCTGGTGACAGAGTTGCAACGCCGGTAAAGCTTGCCTCCTCACCAACCAGCCCCAATGTGCCGGCATCTGCGGTGATAAAGGCAGCGGCTCCAAGGGTTGCGTTGCTGCCAACCAGGTCAAGCGTGCCAGCATCAGCCGTAACAGTGGCGTCTGCCGTGAATGACGTTGTGTCACCCAGCAGGCCAACCGTGCTAGCTTCAGCAACAATGTCAGCAACCGCGCCGATCGTTGCAGCGCCACCAACTAGGCCAAGCGTTCCCGCGTCCGCCGTGATAGCCGCATCAGCAGATAGCGTGGCCTCTTGCCCGACAAGCCCGATCGTGCCGCTGTCAGCAACAAAGTTTGTGTCAGGCGGTTGGACAAACGCAAACCCGCCGTCCGGTTGGCCGCCTAGCGGATATGCGCCAAGAAACATGACGGTTCCTTAAACCGGAAGCGCCGGCCACTCAATGTGAAATGGATCAGCTTGCGTAGTAATATCACGCAAAGCCTGCCGATACAAAGCCCATTGGCTTTTGTCCGTGTTGGCAATTGGCGTGTCGTCTAGCTGCGTCCAGTCGGTATCAGCCAGGCGCTTGTTGCGGTCGGTGCGGATGGCCTCCCACTGCGCGTCATCCTTCTGCGCCTTGTAAGCGGCTTCCTGCTCTGCCGCTGTGTGCGTCACACCTTCATCGTCGGTGTAATCAGCAAACACCGGGCCGATGGCATATTTGGTAAACCACTTGCCGTTGATCTCTTCAACGCCGTCGCGGAAGGCAAACTGATACACGGTTGTCGTCACAGGCTGCGGCCCTTCCAGCACCGGATCAACGCCCAGAAACTCCAAGTCTGCCGGCGTCAGCACAGCAGGCAAGCTGGCGTTGGGAAACGCGCCCTTTAGGTCGGTGATGATCTCGCCGGTTTCTTTGATACGGTATTCGGGCATGGTGTTAGTCCCTACGCAATGGACAAGAAAATATAGGTAGCACCGTTGACGTTGATGTTAGACGCCGCGACCTGATTGACGATGAAGCCGGTGCTGTCTGGGTCAACGCTGTCGTTGCTCGTGACTTCCGTTGCCGTGCTGTTCAGCGCCAGATACGGATCATTGCCAGAGACGATGCCGCGTGCGCTATCCCAGACGTACCAGTCGCCCGTGCTGTCCGTCCGCTTAATCATGACAAACCGTGCGCCCGTTGTGAACGCGCAGTTGATCGTCTGGCTGCTGCCGTTGCCCGTATAAGTGCCGACCTTGCTCACGCCGGAGACGGAGGCGAATAGGTAGGCAACGTAGGTGGAGCCAGAAGCATTTAGAGCAAGGCCGTTAACAGGGAAGCTATAGTTAACAGTGATTTGGGTTTGTGATACAGGGTAAACAAAAACATTTCCTACCGAAGCTGCTGAAGTATTTAAACGCATTTCTGCTACAGGAATGCTTCCGCTCATTCTCCCTGCATACCAATCTTCACTCGCACTTCTGCGCTTTACAATAACTAACTCAGGTATCACGCCAAGAGAATGATTTATAGCTTGGTTCGACGCACCATTCCCCGTGTAGCAAACCTCATCAAAGAAGCCGGGAGCGCGGCGGAAGTTCCAGAAAGCCCAGTTGGAGAAGTTGCCAGTGTCACCAGTGCGGAAGGTAGTGTTGCTGTCCCACACCGCGTTGCCAGTGCTTTCCGCATCGGTAGTCGTGATGAACAGAACCTGATTACCCCGTAGGCGGTCGTAATCGTATGTCTGCGAAGAGCCACGGCTATGAAACCATGCCAAGTCCGAGGGGAAGTTAGTTGTTACAGTAAGCTGTCCGCTGCTGGAACCTAAAGACGGCATAAACACACTTGTCCCCAGCGTCGGGGTCTTCATCGGGCCGCGACGGATGGCGACGTAGATGTAGGTTTGCGATGCTTGCAAATCACCTTGGGCGACAAATCCAGTTGCTGTTGGATTGGCGGTATCACTAAAAAATTCTTGGCTGCTGAGG